GCGGCTGCGCACGCCGAGCGAGGGCGATCTTGTGCCTTGGCGCGAGCTGATGGCTGCCGCGGGCATGAGCGAATTCGAGGACGCCGAAGAGAACTGGCGGCTGTGCCTCAACCACATGCTGAGCGTGCAGGTGGAGGCGTGGCGGGGCGGCGTGCGCAAGACGGTCGGGCAGGTGGTGCACGACTATTACTATCGCGCGCAGATCGACGACGGGCTGGAGATTGGCGAGGCGCGGCGGCTGCTGGCGCAGGCGGGCCTTGGCATCGTGCAGCCGGACAAGGACCGGGCGAGCTTTTACCTGGCGGTGCCGAACCAGAACGCGCTCACGCGCGCGCTGTTCGCCGAGAGCAAATGGGCCGGAGAGGTCGGCGCGAGCGTGTGGGCCGGCGCGCTGCGCCAGAGCCCGCCGGAGGTGCACAAGGTCGGCCGGGCGAAGGTCAACGGCGTGAATTTGCGGGTGACGCTGATCAGCCTGGATGCGCTCTACGGCGAAGGCGGGATCATGGCGGAGGACGACTAGGCCGGCGGAGGATCGCCTCCAGCCGCGCTGATTTTGCCAAATCCGGGGCGAAAATTGCCGATCCGTTGTCTACAGCCACGCATCAGCGCGGCTGAGCGCGCGACTGCGCGCCGGGCCTTAGGCCCGTAACGGGCGGACGGAGGTCCGCCCGACAGCAAAAAACCCGGCTAGCGTTCCTCGCGCAGGGCGGCGCGCACGGCGTCGCCGACGATGCCGGGCAGGTCCTGGCGCAGGCCCTTGAGATCGGCCTCGATGCGGTCGAGGCGCAGCGTGTGCTCCTGCTGCACCGCGGCCATCTGTCCGAGCTTCGAGACCACCCAGCGCAGGGTTTGCGTGGTGTCGTTCTGCGCGGCTTCGAGCGCGGCGACGCGGCGCTCCAGGTCTTCGAGGTCGGTCATTGGCGATCCTTCAGCACGTCGTCGCTGAGCGCGCTGCGGCGCGGTTTCATGCCGGCGGCGAGCTGTTCTAGCTGTTGGCCGGCTCGTTCCATGTCCTCGGCGGACCAGTCGTCGGCTGGCGGCTGGGGTCTATGTTGAACATACACCCTTTCGGGGCCGGTAAACACGCGGCGCGCCCCGCGCCCGAAACCATAGGCTGCATAAGTCATAATAAATGTGGCGAAGCCGCCTAGAAATACAAACCGGGGCCAATGACGGATCAGGCCGGTGTCCTGCCACCAGCTATAGTTGATGGCGACGATTGATATGGTGAATATGACTGCGATCAATGCAGGCCACCACCACGACGCGCGGTTATAACCAGTCATAGCAGCAAAAATTAGCGCCACCCACATGAGCGGGTCTTGAGCCTTCCCAGCGATTACACCGGCAAGCACTGCAAAAGGTGCAAGAAATGTCACTTCATCCCCCATCCCTCGTTGTCAGTTGACGATATTTCGCAGCGATGCGAATGTAAAGCGGGGTCTAGCAAGCCCATGAGACAGTAGGCGGACGCGCCGGCCGGACAGGCCGTAGCGTCCGGGGTGCACGCGCGCATGTCCAGGGCGCAAGCCTAAAGGCGCGTGCGGCACGGCCTACTGCGTGCTTGCTAGCCCCGGGCTTGGCGCGCCGCTAGCAACGGATCGCCATGCTCCTCGCAACCCATCAGTAGGAGCGGGCTATGCTTCACAACACAATTGAGAACTTTGTCTTCGACGACCAGGCCGTGCAGGTGATCGTGCGCGGCGGCGAGCCGTGGTTCGTGGCGGCGCATGTCTGCCGCGTGCTCGGCATTCAGAATACATCGGACGCGCTGGCGGCGCTCGATGACGACGAAAAGGACGTCATCAACCTGCGCAAATGGGCGGAGGAAACCGGAGAGTACCCTAGGTTTAATCTAGGGAACCCCCCTGGTTCCCTAGGCGTAAACGATGCAAATGGCGATCGAGGCGGCAACCCGAACGTCAACATCATCTCCGAAAGCGGCCTCTACATGCTCGTGCTGCGCTCGCGCCGGGCCGCGACGCCGGGCACCGTCGAGCACCGCTTCCGCAAATGGGTCACGCACGAAGTCCTCCCCGCCATCCGCCGCCACGGCGGCTACGGCCACAACTCCGGCGCCAGCCCCGACCCTGTGGCGCTGGACATGGCGCGCGACGGCAGCTTTTCGGAGAAGCTGCGCTGCATCGAGCTGGCGCTCAAGGTCCACGGCCGCACGCGCGCGCAGGAGATGTGGCGCAAGATGGGCCTGCCCGAGGTGCCGCCCGCGCCGCCCACCGAGCGGGACGAGGCGCGCAAGTGCCTGATCCATCTGCTGGATTTCGTCGTCACGGACATCGACGGGGAGCGCGCCACCATTCGCGAGTTGATCGATGGGTCGCTGGACGAAAGCGAGGCCGGCCGCGCCCTGCTGATCCGGCACGGCGTGAAGTTGCATCGCGGCGGCGAGGGCTTCCTGGTCGCAAACTCCGGCCCGGCCGTCACGCGCATCTTCGCGGGCACGCGCTGGCGCGGCGGGCGGCACTACTGGGTACTGCGCAAGCTCGCGGGCGTGCGGCCGCACCGCGCCAGGTTCGGCATGGTGACTTACCGGGCGACTTTCATCCCGCTGCTCTACCTGGATGAGGGCGCGCCCGCGCCGGACCTGGCCGAGATGGCCTGACAAATAATCATCAAGTTAAAAACCGCGCGCCGCGAGCATTCATGATCGCGGCGCGGCAATAGCATAAATATTCGCTGATGGCTCGCCGCGCCCGCCGTATCGCGCCCCGCGCCCGCCGTATCGCGCCCCGCGCCCTCACCCGCACGCCGCTAAAAGTTGCCAGCGCGCCCCGACCCTTATGATGCCAAGAGATTTCACACGGGCGAGGGGCTCGGGGCGGTGACCGCCTGCGCGCTGCGGTGACCGGTCACGATGGGCAGGGGTCACCGGCTAGATCACTGATATGACAGGCAAATTCGCAATCGGTGCACGCGGTGCACGCGGTGACCGCAACAAGCCTCGCGTATGCGCGCGCGCGCGAAGATCAAGAACGGGTGCGAGCGCGCGTGCGTGCGCGTGTCGGTCACTACGGTCACCCCGGTCACCAGAGAGAGATAGACCAAGGATTTCTTGCACTTGAGCGGTGACCGCAAGGCATTCCGGGCGGTCACCGGGACGCGCGACGCGGTCACCGGATAAAATAAGGGGCGTTTATGGCGGACGAAAAACAGGGCTTCGCGGCGGCGCTGGCGAACATGGATGTCGGCGCGCCGCCGGGCAGTGAGGCGGATCAGCCGGCGCTGCTCGACGGCTTCGAGAATGGCGCGGCATCATCGCCGCTGGCCACGGCGAACGCGCGGCGCGGGCGCGGGCCGGGCCGGCCGAAGGGCGCGAAGAACCGGCGGACCGAGGAATGGGCGGCGTACATCCTGAGCCAGTACCGATCGCCGCTGATCGTGCTGGCCGAGCTGTACTCCATGCCGGTGGACGAGCTGGCGGCCGAGCTGCAGTGCGAGAAGCTGGACGCGGTGAAGATCCAGAAGGACGCGGCGGCTGCGCTCGCGCCGTATGTGCATCAGCGCCAGCCCCAGGCGATCGAGGTGAGCGAGAAGAGCGTCGGCGTGCTGGTGATCGGCGAGCTGAGCGGCGATGCGAGCGGGCTGGCGGGGCTGCCGCTGGCGGGCGATGAAGGCGAGCAAAATCAAGGCTTTATCGACGGCGCGGCGGAGAAGTCGGACGGCGGGAAGTCGGACGGCTGAGCTAGCGCGCTGATCGTGCTGTATAATCCGCGCCCGGCTGACTGATCAAATATCAGTCGCCGCATGCCCCTGGCGGCGCTACTGCGCGCCGGGTGCCAGGTCGATCGCCGACCCCTCCCCCCCATCGATTTGCACCGCGCGAGGCCGGGGGGTGCCCCGGAAAATCGGCCGTTGTCTCTCTTCCAGGGAGGTACCTCCGCACCGTGATGGGGTTTCGTCAAATCGTTGCCACCGGGTGAGGTGCGTTAAAATTTGAAAATTAGCCGTGGGATGGGGGTGCCGTCTCGCGGCGTGGAGGCGATGCGATGAATGCGAAGAGCGGCAAAAACACGCGGGACTGGCGATCGTTCCTGTCGCCCGAAGAACGTGAAGCTTTGCGCAAAATTGAAGAGGAGACAAGGGTAATCGACGCGCGCAGGCGGGAACTCACCAACGAACGCCGCCTGATCCGCGATCGCGCCAGCCAGCGCTGGGCCCATGCGCGGGCGCGCGGGGCGGAACCGGGCCTGTTCGGGCCGGTTGGCGGGCAAAAAGTTGACAGCAGTCGCCAGCGCGAGGCCCGCGAATGAGCGCATTGTCGAGTTTTGCACAGTTTCGTCCGGCCGGTCCGGTGGCTGAGGCGTTCCTCGCCGACAAGACCAGCACGGTGCGCGCGCTTTTGGGCCCCGTGGGCGGCGGCAAGTCCGTCAGCTGCATTTTCGACTGCCTGAAAAACGCCAGCGAGATGCCGGTGTGCACCGACGGCCAGATTTACTACCGCGTGGCCATCATCGGCGCGACATACGGCCAGATGGAACGCAACCTGTTCCCCACCTGGAAGGAATGGCTACCCGAGGACGGCGGCGGCTGGACAGATGCCGATTTCACCGGCGGCGGCGGCCGGCACGCCACGCACAAGATCGTTTTTGACATTATCCGGAACGGGGTGCGCGTCCGGGTGAATTTCGAGGCGGTGTTCGCGGCGATCGGCGAGCATGCGGTCGAGCAGTTCATGCGCGGCTTCGAGCCGACGGCGTTCTGGCTTTACGAAATGGACCTTCTGCCGTCGGATGTGCTCGACCAGGCGCTGTTCCGCGTCGGCCGCTACCCCTCGCGCAAGAACCTTTCGGCGGGCGTTCAGTTCCGCTCCTACGTGATCGGGGACCTGAACGCGCCGGATATCGACAGCTGGTTCTATCGCAGCTTCGAGGAGGAGCGGCCGGAAGGGTTCCGGCTGTATCGCCAGCCATCGGGCCGCGGCCCGCGTGCCGAAAACCTGCACAATCTGCCGGAAGGCTACTACGAGCGCCAGGTCGCGGCGCTGCGCAACCGGCCGAACCTGATCAAGCGCTTCGTCGACGCGCAATACGGGCCGTCCAGCGACGGCGAGCCGGTCTACCCGGAATATGCCGACGAATTCCACCTTTCCGCGGAGGCGTTGAAGCCGGTCAAGGGCATCCCGATCACTTTGGGGCTTGACCAGGGCGTGCAGCGCCCAGCGGCGATCATCGCCCAGCGGATGCCCAACGGCCAGGCGCGGATCCTTGGCGAGGTCGTGCCGGGGCGCATGGGGCCGCGGCGCTTCGCCGAGGCGATCAAGCTGGAGCTGGCGGAAGTCGCGCCGGGTCACCCGCCGAAAATGGGCTGGTGCGACCCGGCGGGCTTTACCGGCGCGGACACCGAGGGTGGCGAGTTCGCCTGGGCGGAAATCGTCGCGCGCGAGCTGGGCATTGCGATCCTGCCCGCGCCGACTAACGAAGTGTCGGTGCGCCTCGACGCGGTGCGCGACGATCTGACCTACATGATCGACGGCCAGACGCCGGGGCTTTTGCTGTCCCGGCGCTGCGCCATGACGCGCAAGGGCTTCGCCAGCCACTACCGCTACCAGATCCAGCGCGTCGGCAGCCTCAAGAAGACGTCCGACAAGCCGGAAAAGAACGACTGGTCGAACCCGCATGACGCGCTGCAGTACTGGCAGCTCGGCGACAAGGGGCGCTACGGCGTGATCGCGGGCAACAAGGGGCGGCCCGACCCAAAGGCGGCGATGCTGGCCGCGCAGTCGGGCGGGGGCAAGGTCAAAAACACCACGCGGCTGTTTCACTAGGGAAATCTAATGCGCATCACGTCCTGCGGCGTCGCCGAGCTGGCGGATTTCATCGGGTCGCAAAGGTTGACGCTGCCGCGCGGCGTCTATGCTCGCCACCTCGTGCAGGTCACGACGGGGCAGGCGCGGGCGGTCTACGCAGATGATGATCCGGCGCCGATCGCGATCGCCGGGCTGTACGCTTGGGGCGACGCTCGGCCCGCGCAGGCCTGGTTCATGGTGCGCCGGGACGCGGCGCGCCGGCGCGTGGCGGGCATCGCGGCAGGTCTGCGCGCGGCCTTACGGGACCAGGCGCGCGGGCACGACGGCGAAATTGTCACGCTGGTCGATCCGGGCAACCGCGCCGGCGAGGTGCTGGCCCGGTTTGCAGGCTTCGCGCCAACCACGCTTGTCGGTCAATGCGGGCGGATATGGCTTTACGGAGGCAAACATGGCGAAAGCGGTAAAGGGGCTGTTTGGGCCGACCGCCGCGGAAAAAGCGCAGCAGCGCCAGATCCGGGACCAGCGGCGCAAGCAGGACAAGGTTGAGGCTGGCCAGATGGCGTTGCGCGAGGGCGGGCGCGGCCTGCTGGCGTTCGTCGATGACGAGATGAGCAGCCTGTTCGGCGGGAGCAGGACGCGTCGGAGATCGGCTTTGACATCGGCTGCTAAAACTCTTGGGGGTGGCAATTGACCGCCGATTTCAAGGAAATCCAGGAGCGCTCGAAAGACGCCTGGCAGCGAAAAACCTATTACGAGCGCCAGCTCAAGGAAATCTACGAATACGGCATGCCGTTCCGCGATCCGGCGGGCATGGAGTCGTTGACGGCCGCCCAAGAAGGTCAGAACCGCACCGACAAGATTTTCGACGGGACGATGCCCTCGGCGGCGCTGCGCTTCGCCGGGCGGCTCCAGCGCGACCTCGTTCCGCTGTTCCAGGATTTCTTCGCGATCGAGGCCGGGCCGCTGGTTCCGGACGGCGATCAGAAAAAGGCGCTCACCGAGGAGTTCCAGAAGATCGGCAAGGTTGCCAGCGGCGTGCTGGCGTCCGGCTCGTTCCACATGCGCTTTCACGAGATGGCCATGGACCTGTTCGCCGGCACCGGCGCGCTCAATGTCACGCGCGGAGACATGGCCGCGCCGGCGCGGTTCCGCTCCGTGCCGATCACGGAAATCGCGCTTGAAGAAGGCCCCTATGGCGACATCTGGGGCGTGGACTGGCGCAAGGAATACAAGGCTCGCCACCTGCGCCAGGTTTGGCCGAACGGCACGTTTTCGCAGCAATTGCGCTCGCTCATGGACAATGAGCCGGGCGCGAAAGTCTGGATCCATCAGCACACCTATTTCGAGCCGAGCGAGGGGCGCTGGCGGTTGCGGGTCTGGCGCAAGGGGCATAACGCCGATCAGCACGAGGAAATCTGGACGGAGACCTATCGTACGAGCCCGTGGATCACGCCGCGGTTCTTCGTGGTGCCGGGCGAGCCTTACGGGCGCGGGCTGGCGCATCTGGGGCTGCCAAGCGCGAAGACGACGAACAAGGCGCGCGAGCTGGCGCTGATGGCCGCGGCGTTTTCGGTCATGGGGCTGTGGGCGCGCCGCGACGACGGCACGTTCAACCCGGACACGGCGACCTTCGAGCCGCTGGCGATGTGGCAGGTTGGCTCGACCGGCGGCCCGCTCGGGCCGACGCTTCAGCGCCTGGAGGTGCCCTACAACTTCGATATTTCCAGCTTCGTGATCGAGGACGAGCGCCAGCAGATGAAAATGGCGATGATGGACGACGCCCTGCCGCCGATGTCCGGCGCGGTGCGCTCGCCCACGGAAATCGCCGAGCGCATGTCGCAGCTCAGCCAGGACCTTGGCGGGGTCTATGGCCGGCTCACGCTGGAGATCGTCGCGCCGGTGGTGCAGCGCGTCATCGACATCCTGGAGCAGATGGGTGTTCTCGATACCACGCTGACCATCGACCAGATGATCACGCAGGTGCGCGTGGTTGCGCCGATCGCCGCGGGCCAGCAGGCGCAGAAGGTCCAGCAGACCACGAGCTGGCTGGAACTGATCGCGATGCTGTTCGGGCCGCAAGCGGTCAACATGTTCGCGCGTACCGAAAAAATCGCCCCGGAACTGGGCCGCTGGCTGGGCGTGCCCGAAGAGCATATCCGCTCGGGCGAGGAAATTACCAACCTTCAGGAAGCGCTGGCCGGCATGATGGCCCAGCAACAGCAGGCCGAGCAGCAACAGCAGCAGCCCGACCCGCGTGAGAACGCGCGCCGGGCCTTGAACGGCGGGGCGGCATGACGAACCCACAGCAGCAGATTTTCGAGACCCTGCGCACCGGCGACTGGATGGACACCGACCATCTCATCGCGCAGGCTGGCAAGCAGCGCGAGCGGGCCCAGCACAAGATGCGCGAGGAAGCCGCCGTGGTGCAGGCGGCGCTGGCCACGCCGGAGGGCGCGCGCTTCATCGACTGGCTGGCGAAAAACACGCTTTTGCGGCCGCCTACCGACCAAGAGCTTAATCCGGCAAACGCGGAGAGCTACGCGATCGCCAAGGCCCGGCGTGAGGGCCAGAACGGCGTTTTGTTCATGATCCTGCAGGCGCTTCAGGTGCCGCAGAGCTGACGGGAGACGACCCATGCTGATTTTCGACGATCTGTTTGATGTGCTGCGCGAGGCGGACGGCACGCAGGCCGGAACCGGCGAAGGGGATGCCAGCAAGAGCGATCCGCCGCCGGCGGAAACCGCGCTGAGCAAAGCCGCGAGAGAGGCCGAAGCTGGCGGCGGCGATCAGGGCAACGCCGCCAGTGATGGCGGCGAGGCGCAAGTCTACTGGCCGGACGGCCTGCCCGAGCACCTTGCCGAGCTAAAGGGCAAGACCGACCAGGAGACCATCGACAAGCTGGCTGGCAAGCTGGGCGAGCAGGCCCGGCCGCCGGAAAAGCCGGACGGCTACGAGCTGAGCCTGAGCGATGACTTCAAGCAGAAGTTCGGCGATCTGAGCGATGACGAGGTGCTGCCGATCTGGCGCGATATCGCCCACAAGAACGGGCTGTCGAACGAGCAGTTCAACGGCGCGATCTCCGAGCTTTATTCCCAGCTCAGCGAAAATGGCATCCTCGATGATCCGATCAATGTTGGCGAAGAGATGAAAAAGCTCGCGCCTGGCGTGTCCGACCCGGAGCAGGTCAAGGCGCGAGCGGGCAAGCGTATCAATGCGGCGGTCGGCCAGGTCGAAGGGCTGGTCAAGCGCGGCGTGCTCAATCGCGCGGAAGCCAACATCGTCACGGCGATGGCCGCCAGCGCGGAGGGCGTCATGGCGCTTGAAAAGGTGCTTAAGCTTGGCGGCGAGCACGGCTTGCAGGGCGGCGGCGAAGGCGGCGGCGCCAATGCCGGCAAGAGCGAATACCAGCAGCGGCTTGAAGCCATGTATCCGAGCATGAACAAAAGTTGACAGGGTTCGTGCTCGATTAGTCTTGCGTCCCATCGTTATTCCGGCCGCCGGCGGCGGCAGCAGAAGGAGGTAAGATATGGCGACGCTGGGGACCGAATTCCCGACGCTGTCGGAACTGGCCAAGCGGATCGACCCGGACGGCTCGATCGCGCAGATCGTCGAAATTCTGAACGAGACCAACGAGGTCCTTGATGACATGCCGTGGGTGGAAGGCAACCTGCCAACCGGCCACCGCACGACGATCCGTTCAGGTATTCCCGCGCCCACCTGGCGCAAGCTTTATGGCGGCGTGCAGCCGACCCGCTCGACCACCGTCCAGGTCACCGAAAACACCGGCATGCTGGAAGCCTACGCTGAAGTCGACAAGGACATGGCCGATCTCAACGGCAACACGGCCAGCTTCCGGCTGACCGAGGACGCCGCGCATATCGAGGGCATGAGCAAGGAAAAGGCCTCCACGCTGTTCTACGGCAACGAGGGCACCGAGCCGGAGGCCTTCACCGGCCTTGCGCCGCGGTTCAACGAGCGCGACCCAGGGACGGTGGAAAGCGGCGAAAACGTGCTTCACGGCGGCGGCTCGGGTTCCGACAACACATCCGTCTGGCTGATTGTCTGGGGGCCGCGCACGGTTCACGGCCTTTATCCGAAGGCCACGCAGGCCGGTCTTAAGATGACTGACATGGGCGAGGTGACCATCGAGGATATCGACGGCAATGGCGGGCGCATGCAGGCCTACCGCTCGCATTATCAGTGGAAATGCGGCATCGCCGTGCGCGACTGGCGCTATATCGTACGCATTTGCAACATCGACGTTTCCGAGTTGACCGGCGATGCGTCGAGCAACAGCGCCGATCTTGTCGACCTGATGACCCAGGCCATGCATTTGCCGCCTTCGCTGAACGCCGGGCGCGCGGCGTTTTACGCCAACCGTACGGTAATCAGCACGCTCGACCGCCAGATGAAGAACGCGAAAAATATTAATCTGACCACCGAGCAACTGGGGGGCAAGCGCGTCCTGATGTTCGGTGGCATCCCGGTGCGCCGCTGCGACGCCATCCTGAACACCGAAGCGCTTGTGCCGGATAACAGCTAAGGCTGACGGCGGCAGGCTCTAATACGAACTTGAGGAGACTTCCATGATTATCGACAGCCGCTTGCAGGTGTCGTCGGATCAGGCCCTCACGGGCACGAGCGCCGTGGCGTCGGAAGACGTGATCGATCTGGGCGCGGAGCGTCTGATCGGCCCCGGCGATCCGATGTGGTGGGTGATCGTCGCCAAGATTGGTCTGGCCGGGACAACGCCAACGCTCGATATCGATATCGAGACCGACACGGTCGAAAACTTCGCATCCGCGACCACGCTGCTTTCGCACCCGCAGCTTGCCGCGGCCGATTTCGCGACCGGCGCGACCGTCATCATCCCCATGCCGTTCACCAACCAGCGTTATCTCCGCCTTTCGTATGATATGGGCGGGACAACGCCGACCTGCACGGTCGATGCGTTCCTGACCAATCAGGACCCGACCAAGTGGGCTTCCCAGCCTAACGCCATTTAAGTGATCGGCGGGACATCCGTCCCGCCGTTTCGGGCCTCGGGCCCGGCCGCCAGTCGGCGGCTCAGCGCTTCGCGCTGGGGTGCCAAACGGTACCGAAAGAAGGAGAAGGCCGATGGCCAAACAGGACAATCGCGTGCGCTACCAGGTGGTGGCGCCGTGCTTCGTCAACGGGAGCCGGTTTGACCCCAAACGATCGCCGGACGGCGCGCCGATCTTCGTGATGGCCGCGCCGGGGCTTGAGGGCACCGCGCTCAAGCTGGCCGAAGGCGGCAAGCCTGCCCCGGCGAAAAAGCCTGCCAAGAGCGGCGATAGCGGCGACGACGCACAGAACGCCTAGATCAGAGATTAAGCACCCCAGCGCGGCCAATCTAGCGAAATTGGCCGTGCTGTAAGGCCGACCGGCCGCCGCGCCTGGCGCGGACCGCGGGCCGGATGGTCCGCGGAGGATGAAAGTGACCACGCGCATCGACCTGATCAACCGCGCGCTCACCGAGATCGGCAGCCTGACGGTGACCGAGGATGTGTCGCCGGGGCCGGATTACGTCGAGATCTACGAGACCCATGTCGGCGGGCTGGTCAGCTCGCATCCGTGGACTTTCCAGACCAAGCTGGCGCAGCTTTCGCGCCTGAGCGCGACACCGGACGCCCACTGGCAATACCAGTTCGCGCTGCCATCCGACATGCTCGGCACGCCGCGGGCGGTCTATGCCAGCAAGGACGCGCGCGCACCCACTCATCTGTGGGATCTGCGCGACCATGTGCTTTTAAGCGACCATGACGAGGTTTGGCTGCGCTACACCCACGCGATGGATCCGGCGCGCTGGCCGGGCTACTTCATCCGGCTGGTTGTGACGGTCTTGAAGGCGGAGTTTCAGGAAAGCGTGCGCGAGGATACCGCCGCGGCCGAGCGGCTGCGCCGCGTCGCCTTCGGGCCGCCGTCCACCTATGGCGAGGGCGGGATGATCGCCGAGGCCAAGAAGATCGACGCCCAGGCCCATCCCGCGCCGAAGGTGCATGTCGGCGCCAATCCGCTGATCGCCGTGCGGAGGACGTGATGGGCAGAAGGCGCGGTGAAATCCAGAACGCTTTCACGCGCGGGGAGCTCGACCCGGAACTGCGCGAGCGCATCGACCTCACGCACTACTATCTGGCGCTGGAAAGCGCGCGCAACCAGGTCGCGCTGTTGCAGGGCGGGCTAGCGCGCGCGCCGGGTACGGTCGCAACGCGTAAGCGGCTGCGCCGGCGCGTCGAGCCGGTGCAGCTCACAAGCGGGATGATCACGGCGGCCAACGGCGGGACCGTCGCGAACCTAGTCGACCAGGACGCCAGCACGGTGTTCACGACGAACTTCGTGTCGTCCGATCCGTGGGTCGTGGCCGAGATTGACCTCGGGGCGGCGGAGGAAATCTGCTTTGTCGACGTAATCGGCTTTTCCGCTGGTGTTGACGACGGGCCAAGCGGCCGCGATGACGCGTTCGCGGTCGAGTATTACGATGGCGCGGCGTGGCAGCCCTTCGGCGCCCCGGAGCCCTCGGGGCTGTCGAGCCGGAAGAACATTCGCACAAGCGAGCGCACGCGCCGCTTCGCTTTCATGCCGGGCGCGCCGCCAAGCGCGCAGAGCTTTCGCATGGTTGTCTATGGCGGCTCTGGCCTCGAGGGCATCAGCGTGCGCACGCTTCGCATGTGGCGCGAGCGCGCGGACCTGTCGCCCGTCGAGATGATCGGGTTCGCCAAAACCAAGCTGGAGGCCTACCAGATCGCACTCACCGACCGGAATATCGACGTGTTCCGCGAGGGCGAATATGTCGCCTCGGCGCTCGTGCCCCTAGCTGCCCAACTGATCAGCGAGGCGACATGGGTGCAGAGCCTCGACACGCTTTTCCTGTTTCACGAGGAGATGCGCACGTGGCGGTTGCTGCGCCAGGCGGCGGACGATGAATGGAACGCGGACGCGCCGGCCTTCACCAACGTGCCCGATCTGAGCGCGTCAACAAGTTTCGCCGGCAACCAAGACGAAATCCAGGACCTGACCTTCACCGGGCTGGTCAGCGGCGACAAGGTCGTGCTGTATCTTGGCGATCTGATCACCGGCGAAATCACTTATTCGGACGACACCACACTCGCGAGCGACATCGCCACGCAGATCGAGGCGTTGCCCGGCGTGGATGCCGACAATGTCGACTCGAGCGTCGAGGCGGCGGGCGTGATCCGCGTGGCGTTCCGCAATTCCAACGGCGCGCAGGCCTGGCCGTTACTAACCGGCGTGGTCATTGGCGAGACTGATGCAGGTGTGACCGGCGCGGTTGTCCAGCGCGGCCTCGACGCCAGCGGCAAGCTGATGGGCGAGACGACGGGATGGCCGCGCTGCGGCACGCTGTTCCAGTCGCGGCTGGTGCTCGCGGGGTTTCGCGGCGCGCCGAGCAGCTACGGGTTTTCCAAGGTCAAGGCGATCCTCGATTTCACCGATAGCGGCTCGCCGGTCACGGCGGATATGGCGATCATCAACACGATCGACAGCGATCAGGTCGAGACAATCAACCACGTTTTCGTCGGCCAGCATCTGCACATGTTCACCAGCCTGGGCGAGTGGTGGATCGAAAACCGCACGATCGACGCGACCCAGCCGCTCAACGTCATCCTGGCGCACCGCTACGGCATCGCGCGCTCTGTCGCGCCGGAAGCCGTGCAGGGCGCGACCGTGTTCATGCAGGGCGGCGGCGAGATCGACGGGATCAGGCAGCCGGTCAAGGTGGTGCGCGACATGTTGTTCGATATCGGGGAGCGCAACAACTACACCGCCGAGCCGTTGTCGCTGCTCGGCCCGCATGTGCTGAGCGACGTTGTCGGCATGGTGCACCGGCCCGGCGTGACGACGCGCGAGGCCTCTCTGGTCATGTTCGTTAATGCCGACGGCACGGCGGCGCTGCTGACCCTGATGCGCTCGCA